CCGATTCTGTGCCAGCATGAAGGATCGGGTGCTGGGTGGCTGGGAAGGCTGGCGGGGCGGGTGATCCTCGATGTCGGCCAGGGACCCAGCATCGAGTAACGGAACGGATCTTCGGCGTGCCAGGCAGCGTTCCAGGCAAGTGGTGCGTGATCTTCAGTCGGTGATCGAGGATTTCCTTCAGGGGGAAGGGATCAAGATCCTTCAGCAGAACACGGCCAGCCCCAGATCGAAGGCCAGGCGGATTAACGAACATATCACCCGACTGGCAGCCCGTGAACTGCGGGTGAAGCTGGTGAACTGGCTGGAAGAACGACATAAAACCACGATGGCACGGGCTGCACGGGCTTCCTTCAGCCGGGTTCAGCGAACGCTTCCCGGACAGTTCGATGAATCGGATCTGATCGGATCCCCGAACCTCGATCACGCTGATCGGGCTTTGAACGCCGAACTTCGGAACATCGATGCTGCACTGCTGTATGAAAACGATGATTCCCTGGCCAGTGAAATCGGGGATCAGGCCACCCGACAGATCCAGATCGGGTTCAGTAAGAACGAACCCGTGTTTTCGAATCGGGATGATCAGATGGATCTGGCCACACGGGTGGAACAGGTGCTGCTGGATGGGGATGCAGATACCAGACGGGAAAACGGGATTACCGGGCAAACGGCGAAATCAAAGGCTGAACTGATCAGCCACGATTCCGTGCAGGATGCGTATGTAACTGCCACCCATCGAAGGTATCTGAATAACGGCTTCCGGTATGCCACGTATGATGCGGTGATCGATAAGAAAACCAGCACTGTATGCAGGCGGCTGGATGAAGTGACAGTGGATATGGTGGAACAGCCGTGGCTGCTGCCCCCGAATCATCCGTGGTGCAGATCCGACATCCGGCCACTGTTAGAACTACCTGAAGGGGACGAACCGATCAGCGAGGAAGAAATCGGGGAAGATCACCTGAACCGTATCTGGGGAACGAACGGGTTCAGACCGAAGGTGATCGATGCAGATCAGGAATTTAACCCCACGGTGTTGAACGAACGGCTGGAACGGACTGGCGCGGCGTAACTTTCAGAACCCATATGTGGATTATTTGGGTAGGTTTCCCATAACCTTACATTAACGGACTCTTAAGTGTGCGATGATGTCCACTATGGAACGGGATGGTGCTGGTGATGGTGATCCAGGAACAGGTGAATCGATACCGAAGCGCGGGAAGAACTTCGGAACATCCCCCTACCTCGATAAAGAGGGTAGGGAAATCCTAAACCGTGCATCGCGGCAGGTGATGCGGGATCAGCCCGGCTGGGCTGATGATCCCACTGATCCGAAGCTGTCCACAGTGCTGAAACAGTTACAGCAGGGGGATGGATTCACTGATACGGGGGTACTAATCAATCTACTCGGGAAGGGGCTGAACGCCCAGGAAACGCTGGTGTGGGTGCTGTGGCACCACAGCGGGCTGGAACCACGGGAAATATTCTATGCGTATGAAGGGAAGGATCACCCAGGCTGTGCAGGCGTGGATGATCAGGCGGTTCGAAACATCGAAAGCCGGATCCGTTCAGCAGCGATGAAACTGGGGGTGAACGTGGATGTCTGAATCCGAGGATCCTGGCGGTAATCTTCAGCCGCTGAAGCCGGGGAAGCCCTGGCAGGTATCATTTGCGTATGCCTATTTCGTGGGGCTGCTGGCACTGGTGATCGGGGCGTTCGCTGTTTCTTACTGGCTGGGGATCATCGATCTTCAGGCGACATTCACGTTCCAGGCGGATCTGGGCTGGGTAATCGAGTACCTGGCCGGTATCATCCTGGTTACGTTCGCACTGTTCACGTTCGTGCAGATCGTTCGCATCACGGGGATCGGCTTCATCCGGGGGTTGATGCGAACCATCGCCCGGATCGCTGATAATTACGAACTGCCTGGTGAACAGGCGGTTCGGGAAGAACCCGAAGGGTCGGACGGGGATCAGCAGTGAAGTTCACCCCCACTGTGGGGGTGAAACAGTTCGCATCCACGTTCAAAGAGTTTCATTACCTGGCAGTTGGGTTCGCTGCTGGGTTGATCTTCGGCTGGGTGGCCGGTTCGATCTTCACCAGTCGCATCGAGGATCAGTAACACACATCCTGCTGGTTTCGAAACCAGCGTGATGCTGGTTTATCCGTAAAGCCTGCATCTGCCTGGGTAGGGATGGATCCAGCAGCAGTTCAGGCGATCCACAGCCTGATCGATGATCTTCAGCAGGCAGCAGCCGATGCTGCCGATGCTGTGATCCAGGCCCAGGACGTGGATTACCAGTTTGACACTGGCGATTTCGTGCAGGGTAGCAGTTCAGGCGGCACCTGGCGTGGTGTGGTAGTGGATCGAACTGCCACAGCCACGTTCGATGAACGGATCCGTGATGGGTCCGGGAATCAGGCCGATCAGTCGGTGGAAGGCACCGAAGATGATCCGGCCTATCTGATCCAGGTGATGCAGGAACGGGATGATGGCTGGGTGCCTGGGCAGGCCAGGCCAGCCCACAGTGAATCCTCGATGGAATCCTGGGATGTAAGCCAGGATGAAATCGCTGATATGCCTGGATCGATGGAAGCCAGCCGGTCGTTCACTGCACAGATCGAGGCTGCTGATCCTGCCGATGCTTCAGCCGATGGGCTGAAGGGTATCGTGTGGGCCAGCGGCCAGCATGATCTGTGGGTGAACGGCGAACCCACATCGGTTCACGTTCCCGAGGGAACCATCCCCGATACGTTCCAGCGGGTTCAGGAACGGATGCAGGCTGGGGACCCCCCGAGGATCGGCTTTGATCACCCCGATGATGATTCAGTGGCAGCACAGACTGCACTGGGTGAAATCGGTGTGGCCCAGGAATTCAGCCAGGATAGCCTGGATGATGGGCGTGAAGCCATCACGATGCGGGAATCCGAATTTACGAATTCGAAAGCCGTGGAAGCGGCTGAAGCGGGTTCGTTCGATGGGTTCGGGTTCAGCATCGTGGGGAACATCGCACTGGAAACCGATTCCAGTGGCCAGCCGGTGAAGCGGGATGATGGATCCCTTCAGGTAGCAGCCACGGACATCCAGCGGGTGGATGTCGTGCCTGATCAGGCTGTGGAAGGGGCAAAGAACGGGAACCTGCCGGAACTGGCCGGTGCAGCGGCTGCATCTGGCCGGATGGCAGCCAGTTCCCCCAGGCAGCAGGCTGATGGGTTCGTTCGCACCCTTCGGGCTGCTGCCGGAAGTATCGAGGCAGAACAGGAAGCGAACACTTCAGAAATGACTGATGGAAACGATTTCCCCACTGATCCCCAGGACCTGGATGCTGCTAAGGCAGCACTAAGCCAGGCGTCGGAAACAGTGGAATCGAAAGACGAACAGATCGAGGAACTGGAAGCCCAGGTTTCCAGTCTCTCGGATGAAGCGGAACACTTCCGACAGATCGCTGCATCCCAGGGTGTGGACCCAGATGATGATGGATTTGCCCCCCAGGGTGTCGTGGATGCGTTCAGTGAAGATCTTCGGGCTGAAATCGCTGATCTAGAGGCAGCCCTTCCGAAGTACGACACCGAGGATCAGCAGGAACGCACCGAGGATCTGGCCGGGAAGCCGCTTTCGGAACTGGAAGCGATGGCGGGCGAACGCTGGCGTGAATTCGGACGTTCGAAGGCCAAACGGGATGAACTGTCGGCTGCCGTGGCCGCTGATGAATCCGTGGGTTCGGTGGAATCCGAAGCCAGCGGATCCGAGGAAACGGATCAGGCAGCCCGATCCGTTATGACTGCACGGGAAATCCACGCTGCCGATTCCCGTGGCCAGTCACCTTCGGAATACATCGAGGCACAGCACGGGATCAGCTCCGAGGAATACGGTTCGGAACACGAACTTCAGGCAGCAATCAGCGGGGGTGAAACCTAATGACATCCAGATACGTGGCCTTCGAACCTGGGGATAAGATCCCCGTGGAAGTAACGGATAGTGCAACATCCACCCCCGGCGATCTGATGGAAGTCTCGGGTGAAGGCAACGAATTCACCCAGGTGCAGCAGGCCACCGATGATGCTGCTGCACTTGGGATGTTGGTTACGGATCCCTCGGACGACACCACGGACGATATGGTTCGGGTCTGTAAGCCGGTTTACTACCTGAACCCCGAGGGAACTTACACCCCATCGGCAGGCGATCTGGTGGCCGAACGTTCCGGTGGCACCGTTTCCGACACTCTCGGGGATGGCACCACCGCTGTAACCCGTTCGGATGCGTATGGCCTGGTAGTGGGAACGAACGTTCGATCCCTGCACGTCGGGGATCGGGTCGCTGTCGCGGTTTACAGGTGATAATCGATGGGATTTACACTATCCAAAGCCGATACGATTTCCCCGAAAACGCTTCGGAACGAAATCGTTCGGGATCTGGATAACCAGAACCGACAGAACGCATTGATCGCTACTGAAGTATTCCCGCTGGTGGAACTTTCAGATAGCCAGGAAACATACTTCACGATGGACGGCAGCGAAATGCCGATGCCGCGTGGGGATCTGGCGTCCGAAAGTCGCGTGGTGGACATGGATGATCTCGATGAATCCACCATCGGCGTGGAAACCTTCAAAGCGAAAATCAGCCCGGAAAAGGGTGCAGATACGGAACTGAACACGGATCAGGAAATCCTGAACCTGTTCGAAGCCGCTGCTGATACCCTTCGGCTTCGGCTGGAAATCGCTAGATCGCTGGTGGCCTGGCAGGGATACGGTGGGATTGATGGCCTGATCGGGGATGATGGGCAGACTGCCCACCCTGATCTGGATTCGTCCCACGTGTTCACCCCCACCACTGCCTTCAGCGATACGGCGAACAGCACCCCCCAGAACAGCTTCATCGATGCACAATTCCAGATCGAGGATGATGGTGATATGCTGGATCAGGCCGGCCAGATCACGGCCTATATGTCACCATCTGCCCTTCGGGATCTGAAGAAAAACGATGATCTGGAATCCCGGTTCAGCGGTGTGGACACCCAGGGGCTTACCGAAGATCAGGTGGCGAACATCCTGCCGGTGGATCAAATCCAGCCTGTTCGCACCCAGGTGGTTCGCACTGATGCGAACGGCCAGCCAGTCGATGGATCCGATAACGTGGTGGAAGATCCGTCGAACGCTGTGAAGGATAACATCCTGGAACCCTACGATGCAGCAAATAGCACCCAGCGGCGGAACATCGTGATCGGTGCGCCCGGCCAGGTATCGGCGTTCATCCCGTGGTTCGCTGATCGACTGTCCGAACACGGCGAACAGGCCCCGCCCAGCGGGGATTTCAGCGTGGACATGGGCAACGGGTTCCTAACCCAGATGTGGACCGATAACGATCCCCTCGTCACCTGGTTCAAGATCGCCCAGGAAATCGGGTTCCACCTGCACCGACCGGATAACTGGGCCATCATCCAGGACATCTAGATCACAGATGTCCACAGAACTGCACTGGCCCAGGCGGGCCACGTTCGTGGAAGCTTCCGCTGAAGGGGAAGATTCCGATGAACGGCGATACGTCGGGCCTGGCACGTTCGACGTGCCAGATTCGATGGTGGATCAGTATCTAAAACGGGGCTGGGAACGGCCTGATGATGCTGCCACCGATGAAGCCCCACCCGCTGCCGAACAGGATGATCCCGCTGAACCAGAGGAAATTGAAGCCGATAGGGATGGCTTCGATTCTGAAGGGTTCGTGGATGAATCCTGGCAGGCAGTCACCGCTGCCATCGAAGATGGTGAAGCGGATGGCCACCTGGAAGCCGTAAGAACTGCCGAACAGAACCGGGATGGTGATCCTCGGGATTCAGTGATCGAGGCACTGGATCAGCGGGCTGGGTGATCCCAGATGGCTGGGCTGGCTGATCTAGTCACACTGGCCCAGGATCACACCTGGTTTATGGTGGTGCTGCTGTGGCTGGGAACGGCTGCTGCATACCGTTCGCTGCACAGTGACATCACCGATGTGGAATCAGATGTGGAATCCATATCTGACAGCCAGGATCACATCGAGGAGCAGGTAAACCGGGTGGATCAGAAACAGGATCACATCGTATCCCGGCAGGAAATGGTGCTGGAACGGATGGGAATGAACGTCGAGGAAATCCAGGAACTTCGGGAAGAAACAGCCCGCCTGGATGAACGCCATAACCAGGAAGATGATTTCTATCGGGGTAGCACATCATCGGGTGATGATTAAATGGCGAACGTAACAAGTTCAGATCTGGATGATGATCACTGGGCCACCAGCGATGGCGTGCTGGAATACATCGATATTCCCCAGCAGGGGGATAATCCAGATGTGGAAACGTTCATCGTTTCTGCCACGGACAGCGTGCAGGCATGGTGGAAGCGTGCCACCGATCAGGATATTCCCAGTGATCTGCCGGATCACACCACCATCGAAGATAATCACCCGCTGCTGGTGAAGGCAGTGGAACTGCTGGCCGCATCCGAGACACACGAAAGCGTGGCCCAAAACTTCCGATCTGAACAGGATGAAGGCCAGAAAAGGCACGTGTTCCTGGAACAGCGTGCTGAATCAAAGTTCGATGACTGGGTGACAGTGAACGGTTACGATGTCACCGATACCACGGAAGCCCAGGGAAGCGATTTCCCGGCCACTGGCCGATCCTCGGGGCTTACGAACTTCGGGGGTGATTACGGTGGCTGATCTGGAAATTAAAGTGGATGTGCCATCCCGTGTGGATGAACGCTGGAAACAGATCCTCGGGGATGGTGCTGAAGATGCGGTGGATCAGCTAGCAGTGCTGGCCGAACGCCACATGAAGGATGAAGCCCCGGAAGGGGTGGGAATCCCTCGGGTGAACATGGCCACCACCATCAAAGCCCACACGGAATCCACGGATCCGTATCGGGTTTCCATCGCACCGAGGAAGCGAACGGAAGATGGCTGGCCGTTGCATCACGCCATCATCGAGGGGACGGATTACGATACCAGCCCCCCACCGCTGGATCCGATCCTGCAGTGGGCCAGTGCTAAGATTACCCCGGATGAAGGCCAAACGCTGGAACAGGCGGCTGAAAACATCCGCTGGGCGATCTTCCAGGATGGCCACGAAACCTTCCCGAACGAATTCATCGATAGATCGATGAACCGGTGGGAAGGCCGAACGCAACAGGTAGCCCAGGATGCAGTGGATGATGCGTTCGATACCGGGGGTGCGGTCTAAATGGCCACTGATGCAGGCTTCGATCCATCGGATTTCGATGGGTTCACCGAAGCCGAACTGGAAGTGCTGGAACGATTCCGTTCGGTGGCCGTGGATAACCACCTGAATTCTGGGAACCTCGATGGAACCGGATCATCGCCTGATGTGCAACACCACGTGAAAGGTGTGGTTTCAGCCGAACAGTTACTGAACCACTTCGAACTGCCGGTGGTGATGTCCATCCCGACTGGGGTGGGTGATAACGCCAGGAACATCCAGGCGAACGATACCACATATACGTTCAGCATCAGTGCGTTCGTGGCCGATTATGATCAGCAGTATGGGCTGGAACTGGCCCAGATCATCATCGGGAACGTGGTGAACAACATCGAGGAAAACCGAAGCCTGGAATCCAGCCCCGGTTCTGGTGATCCCATCGCTAAGGATGCACACCTGGCTTCCGGTGCAGATGCGGTGCAGTTCGATTTTGCACTGAACGTGCAGGGTGAACAGATCCACCTCAAATACGGAACAGCCGATTTCGTGGTGGAAACGAAACGTCGAAAGCCGTGAACTAGATCCGAATATGGCACGTGAACTTCCCAACACTGAACCTGAAGATAAAGATGGGGAAGTGATCCGTGAAGCCATCCAGTTCCGAGGCAGGCAAACATCGGTGGTTCTGGATGATTTCGGGATTCGCTTCCAGATGATGATCAAGGAAACGCCTGAAGGGAACTTCAGGATGCACGAACCCCTGCCGGTGGCTTCCGAGGAAGCCATTGATGCAGGTGAAGCACCAGCGAACGCTGTGGCTGCACCCGTGGCCGAAGAACTAACCCACGGGGAACTGTCGAACCCGCTGATCCAGTATGGCGTGGTGTGCGAACACCCCACCGATGATGGGACCTGTGGCGACGTGTTCCCCTCGGTGAAATCCCTGAACGGCCACCTTAGCACCCACTACCCAGATGCAGATGGTGAAAACCAGCGTGATGCTGATTCATCTGATGGGAACACCGAGACAGATGCAGGTGATCAGTAAATGACCCAGAACATCGGAACGGATGCACAGTCGCACTTAGGCTACTGTGGCCTAACGGAAGAATCGAGTTACGGGGGTGGTGGCAGTCCTTCGGTTTTCCTGCCCATCAACAGTGATGGGTTCAGTATGGAAAACGGCGTGCTGTTCAATTCGAACATTCGGGGGAGATCCAGGTTCGATGGCACTGCCGGGGTGTTCGAAGATGATGGCAGCGTGGAAATGGTGGCAGGCCCGGAAAACGGCCTGGGCTACCTGCTGAAAGGTGCGTTCGGATCCACATCTGTGGTTACATCTGATTCGGATGGTGATAGCGCGGATGATACCGGGGAACACACCTTCAGCACCGACAATAAACTGCCCAGTTACGCTGTGGAAATCGGCCTGGGTGCCATCGATTCCCTTCGGCATAAGGGTGTAGGGATCGGCAGCCTGGAAATCAGCCACACGCCCGAGGAATACCTGATGGTATCTGCCGACATGAACGCCCAAGAACCCGAACTTCAGGGAACCCAGGCTTCACCTACCTACAGCGATGCCAGGCCGTTCGTGTGGCACGATGGAACCATTAATCTCGATGGCACGGATCGATCCGTGGATGTGGCCGAATTCAGTGCCACCATCGATAACGATCTGGATGAAAAGATCCGAGGCAGCCGAACCCCAGCGAAATGCCACGTAGGTGAACGGGCTGTTTCCGGGAACCTGAATCTGGATTTCGAAAACACGAACGCAATGCAGTTATTCCTGGGCGGGGCGTCGGCCACCACCGTTCAGGATGCACTGTATAAAGCCAGTCTAAACTGTAAGTGGATCAGCCCCGAGAACACGGTCACGGGCGGATCCACTGCATACAGCCTGGAACTGGATCTGCCGAACATCATTTTAGCCACCGATGAAGCCCAGGTGAACGAACAGGATGCGATCATCGAGAACATCGGCTGGGAAGCCGAAGATACCAGTGGAACATACGACATCCAGAGTACGCTGGTGAACAGCCAAACCGCTGCATACTGATCCCGCTGATGAACCAGGGGATAAGTTCCTCGTGGTTCACACGTTCTGGGTTGCACCTGGCCACACTGGGTTGCTGCTGAAGGCGAACGAAGGTTCACGTGGTACGCATCGGCTTCGATGGGATCCGCTTCAACACCCCTTCACGTTCCTTAGAACAGCACCCAGTACTGAAGCCGAGGCCGTCTTTAAGTAGGCACGGACGGCGGGATGTTAGATTGGTGTTAGCTGTTAGCCGTGAAAATCAGCGTGGTGTTAGGCAAACCACGGTGATCGTCTATATTTCACGCTTCCCGCTGTTACATCGATGTTAGGAAGGTGTTAGCTCATACGTTATATATAACTACCTTATAAAGAGAACTAGAAAGAAAGATGGCGTGGCTACCAGCCACGCACTTTCTGAAGCCTAACACCTAACACTCAGCTAACAGCGAAAATTGCCGCTTCCGTGTTAGGATGCTGTTCGTGCTGGGCTAGTCACGGTTCAACCAGATAACGTTCTGTCCCCGGTACTTCCCTAGCTCGATGCTGCCGATGTAATGATCATCATCCCGATGCTGCTCTACCCGTTCCATCACCCGTTTCGCTTTCACCGAGGGATTCGCTGAATCGTGAAAATCCAGCCAGTTCACCACGTGTTTTGCCAGCACGGGCTTTCCCACACGACGTTCCCGGATGATCCGGAAGAATAACTGGTTCGATCTGGCGTTTATCAGGCTGTCTGATGGGGGGACGGAAACGAATTCCTGAAGGAATTCAGCCCCGGCTTCCCCTCCGATTTCCCCCTTCTTGAATTGTTCGGCCACTTCCTCGATGGTAGTGGCTTCAAAGGAAACTTCATCCACTTCGGCTTCCAAATCTGACACCCGATCTTCTAGCCGCTCGATGGATTCCTGCTGATCCTGCACCACCTGGAACAGTTCAGCCCGTGATGGCAGTTCCTGATCTAGATCATCAGCGGCTGCCTCGGGGGTAGCCTGCTGTTCCAGGTGTTCCAGAACTTGTTCATCAGTCGGTGCTGCTGCATCCACTTTTTCGGGATCCTTTCCGATCCCTTCTTTCGAAGATGTTCCCATATCTGATCACCGTTCCAGCGTGCCACCGTTCCACCAGTGGGGCTGCTGGTAACTCAATAAAATGCACACCGTTCAAATATAGGTTAGGGAAATGTTAGCAGCCTGTTCGCAGAAAACCCCTGTGGAATCCAGCGTGATGCTGGTTTATGCGGTGAACTGCCGTTCCTCGGGATATGGCGACTGATTCCACTAAGGCTGCCCCCGAGGAAGCGGAAGATGATGTTCAGTGGGCCAGCCAGGAAGCGTATCAGGAACAAACAGCGGAAACGAAAGACGTGGTGCTGCCGGATGGCCAGATGAAGGTGCGGGTGGCTGTGATGCAGCCCACTAAGTTCGCGTCCCTGATCGATGAATACGGGATCACCGATCTGGCGAAAGATATGGGTGATCTAGATCCCGATGCGGATCTGGCCGATGCTGGTGATGTGGATCTGGCCGATGCTGGTGATGTGGATCTGGATGAAGTGGACCAGGAAGATCTGGATGAACTGGATGATAGGTTCCGGGTGATCCTGTTCTTCCGGGATGTGATTATGCCCCAGGTGGTGAAGCCAGAACGGGTTCACTGGGCTGATCCAGATCACATCGGGAACCCCGGCTGGTTCGATCTGGCCGATCTCACGGATCAGGATCGAACGTTCCTGATCGGTGCAGTAACTGGCCAGGATCCAGAAACGCTGCTGGATGAAGCCCAGGATCGGGCAGAATCCTTTCAAAGATAATCCAGTGATGCTGAAGGCTGGGCTGATGGCCAGGGAATACGGGATGCTGCCCAGCCAGATCCTCGGTGAACGACATCTGCCGGATGGTGAACGCTTCCATCTGAATTACGATGTGTATTCGGCCACATCCCAGCATATCGAGGAAGTGCGTGAAGAAAAGCGTGAACAGGCGAACCCGAACAGCAGCCGGGTGGGTTCCCGACAGGAACGACGGAATATGATTCAGGATCAGGAATCACGGGCTGAACAGCGGGAACAGATGGAACAGGCAGGGATGAAGGCACCCAGCCCCCAGGGGCAGATGTCTACCCTGGAAGAACTGAAACAGGAACGTGCTGAAGCCGAACAGATGCGGGAACAGGCACCGGATCCCGTGAACGCACCAAAACGGGTGGATCAGGATGGCTGATGCGAACGTTCGGGTGCTGGTATCAGCACTTACCGAGGCAGCCGAAGAAAGCCTGGAAAATGTGGGTTCTGAACTCACCGGCCTTTCGGATGATGGCCATGTGGCAGCCGAAGGGCTGGATGCGGCTGCAGATGAAATGGGTTCGGCCACCCGAACGGCTGCAGTCCTTCAGGCAGCACTGGATGAAGTGGGCGATGAAGCCGTTAGTACAGGCGTGAAGGCCCAGTTCCTGCAGGATGCACTGGATGAAGTTGGCGATCAGGCTACCCAGGCAGCCGCCCAAAGCCAGGCCACATCTGGTGCGTTCAGCAGCCTATCGCTTTCTGCCTCTGGTGCCAGCCTATCGGTGGGAACATTATCCACAGCGTTCACGCTGTCTCTTATCCCGGCAGTGCTTACGGCAGCCACAGTGCTGGCCCCGTTAGTTGTTACCCTCGGGGCTTTGGCCGCTGGTGCTGCTGCACTGGCCGGTGCGTTCGGGCTGATCATCGGATCCGGTATTTTGGCCTTCGGGGAACAGCAGGCCCAGCAGAACCAGGAAGAACTGGCACAGACAGATAGGCTGATCAGCCAGTATGAAACGATGGCCGAAACCCAGGGTGGGCTTACATCCCAGCAGCAGGAACGGCTTCGGCAGTTACGTGAAAAGAAGGAAGAACTGCAGGATCAAACCACGGCCACTGGTGCCTTAGCAGGCGTGGTGGGGGATCTGAAGGAAGAACTGAAGCCGCTTATCGTGGATTTCGGCAGGGAATTTATCCCACTGATCCGGGATGCGGTGGATGCGATCCCAGATGTGGTTCGGGAAATGCTGAACGCTGTGGGTGGCACTGATCAGTTCAAAGAGGCACTGCGGGAATTCGGATCCATCGCTGCCGATGTGCTGCCTACGCTGGTGGGGCTGATGTTCGATCTAGCACGTGCTGCCCTTCCAGTGCTTCGGGATCTGGTGAATTTCCTGCAGGATAATGGGGGTGATGCACTGGATGCGATGGCTGCCAGCGTGGAAGAACTAAAGCCGGAACTGATGGATCTGCTGGATTCCCTGATCGATCTGGCCCCCACCCTGCTGGAATTCGGAACGAACGTGGGGAACGTGCTGATCCCCGCCATCACTGGCCTGGTAGATGTTCTGGATGGGTTTATGGAAACTGTAAACGGCCTTTCCCCCGGAATCCGGCGTGTGGTGATCAGCCTGCTGCTGCTGGCCCCGATCCTGGTAAAACTGGCTGGGATCACATCCACAGTGGCCACGCTGCTGGGCTTTAACGGGCTTATCGGCCTGTTCATATCGATGGGGCAGTTCCTGGCGGGGGTGATCCCCAGTCTATCCACTGTGGTGGGTGCGTTCAGCAGCCTCGGATCGATCCTTTCCACAGTGGGTTCGATCATCGCTGGATCCACAACGGCACTGGTGGCCATCGGTGCAGCCATCGGGCTGGCATCTGTGAAGATTCTGGATATGGTCGGGTTCCTGGGTGCAGTGGGCGATGCAGGTAAAGCGTTCGCTGATTTCTTCAGCGGTGATGTGGTGGATGCAGTCCTGGTGGCAGCCTCGGTGCTGTCCTTCGGCCTGATCCCGCTGCTGGGTGCGTTAGGTGGAATCATCGTGGGCCTGGTGCGTGGTGATCTGCAGGGTGCTGTGGATAACGCCAAACAGATCCTGAATACGTTCGCATCTGCCTTCACGAACGTGGGCGATATTATCATCAGTGCCATCGTTTCTGTGGGTGAATACATCGTAAGCATCCTGGCCGGTGCTGGGCAGTTCATAATGGGTTGGATTCAGGGAATCGCCCAGGGGTTCATCGATTTCTTCCTGAACACGCTGCCGAACCTGGTGCTGGAAGGGCTGATCTTCCTGGTATCGGCAGCGGAAGTGCAGTTAAACGTGCTGTTCAATCTATTCGCATCCGTGTTTAACGGGATTATCGAACTGATCAGCCAGGGGATCGATACGGCCATAAACGGTGTGATAGACATCGTAAATAACTTCCTGGAAGGAATCGATGAAGTGGCTGATGCTGTCTCGGAAGTAATCGGAAGGGACATCGGGGATATAGAAACCCTGGATCGGGTGGATACCAGCAGCATTGCTGATGATCTGTCTCTCGATCAGCGAGAAACATCATTCAGCCGGGTGCAGCAGCAGAACCGGCAGCAGGCCAGCGGGATTCAGCGGCAAATCAATAACACGGAAGTGAACGTGGATGTGGGTGGGGATCTGCAGGATGATCCGTATTCGTTCAGTCGGAACGTGGCCGATCAGGTAACACGGGAACAGCGGCAGAATAACGGAACGTGATCTGATATGGCGTATGAACTTACAGTGGCCGGTTACACATTCGAAAATCCACCCGAGGAATACCGAAAACTGGCCAGGGTGGGAAACAGCCCCCAGCCAGCAGTAGATAAGGAATCAACTGATTTCTATCAAAGCGATTTTCAGGATCTTCAGTTCCAGGCGGATGGCACGCTGGCACTAGATCCACCGCTGGGTGAAGATGCAGATGATCTGGCTGAACTGGAACGGATGCAGGAAATCGCCATCGCTGGTGGTGAAGTGGATGTGGAATTCGATCCGTTCTTTTCTGGCACCTGCATCATCGAAGATGATCCGTTTCGCCAGTCGAAAGGCGAATCCACATATTCGTTCACCTTTACGGTAAACGACGATACCACCGACAGTTCAGCCTACCCATCCCGAAACCCACCAGATACGGGAAACACGTTCGAACTGGGCAGCCTTGATTTAGGATATGACCCACGTTCAGTCACCCAGAATTACGAACGACAGACTGAACAGGTAAAGCGGCTGCAGGGGATTTCCAGATCCATCGATAATGCGGGACTGGTGCCAAAGGTAACAGTCTCGGGGATGATTGATGGGGATGGCCAGTCTACGCTGTGGGAAAAAGCACGTAATAACGTGCTAGCGTTTCTTTCGGCAGAATTCCAGAAAGGCTGGTGCCTGATCGATTCCTTATCAATCAGGAACAGCCCCGAGGCACCTGATTACCTGCAGGGGCTGTTCCAGTATGATCTGGATGTGATGATCGTGAAGGATCCCACCAGCGGGATCGGTGATGTATCCAGTTACGTCGATCAGGAAGTGCAGCAGACTGGGACGTATGCAGGCAGTTCTGGAAGCGGTGATTCATCGTTCACCGGCCAGGAATTCACCGTGGAAGGTGGCAGCGGCAGCCTGAACGATGATTATCTGGAATGGAACGAAACCACCGTAACGCTGTCTGATAACGATACGAATTACGTTTACGTGGATGATCAGGATGGGGATGGATACGGAACGGTGAAGGTGAATCAGTCGGCGTTTCCGGCTGATGCACTGGAACTGTATCGGGTGGAAGTCTCGGGTGGCACCATTCAGCGGGTGGTAGATGTCCGTGCCATACTGATCCAGGATCGGGAATACGAGGAAGGGGGTGATGATGGCGGTGAAACCATCGATGGCGATATATATTTCACCGTGTTCGGTGGGGATTACGAAATCGCTTCAGGCACCACCAGCACGTGGAACGATACCAGGCTGCTACTGGGATCGAACGATACGAATCACATCTGGGTGGAAGATGATAATACGGATGGTGCTGCCACCGTTCAGACAGCCACATCTGGGTATCCTACCAGCGGAAACTATATCGAACTGTATCGGGTTGAAACCGATGCTGATTCAGTTACGAACACCATCGATGATCGCCCATCGGACATCAGCGAAAACACCACTGATACCAGCGATGCAGATCTGAACCTGCAGGATGATCTTCTGGTTCGGGATCAGAACCTCGATTTCGAACGATTACTGGCTCTAAGCGATACGCTGGCACTGTCCGATTTGAACCTGCTGCCAGCACTGGGCCTGGCCACGTTCCCGACAGAAACGCTGTCTGTCTCGGAATCGAACCTGCTGCCTGCCACGGGGATCTTCGATCTTACTGATATTATTTCCCTCGGTGATGGTGGCAGCCGTGTTCTTTCCGGCGATCCTGACATCACTGTGGATTTCACCCTAAACGGCGGGGGGATCACCATCACGGTCTATGAAGATACCAGCGGGAACGGCCAGCCGAATAACACCGATTCAGCCACGCTGCAGGCCGGAACCACTGAATACGAATTACCGAACCTGCAGGGTGGGCTACTAAACGATTACTGGCTGAAAATCGACATCAGCAGCAGCGAAACGAACACCCCCACCGTGAATTCGGTTACGCTGGATCCGGCAGCCGGTTCTGGCGATGCCGATCAGAACCCGAACACCCAGTGGGAAATCATCGGTGCGAAATACGATACCAGTGGAAATGAATATGAAGGTGGTGGGGTGGTATCGAGGTATGGCGGGTGATCCTTGATGGTAAAAATAGGCGAAAAGGTGCTGTTGTTCACCGAGGAACTGGGCCTTTCACGCACACCGAAGGGAACAGGCGATCAGGCCATCATATACGGCGATGGAAAGGCTAGGGGCGAATCAGCCCCCTCTGTGGGTGATGAAGTGCTGCTGGCTTCCCCTGAACTGGGGCAAACTGTCGCATCTGTCGCATCTGGTGATCTGGCACTTTCCATCAGATCCACGAACAGCCCGATCATCGAGGGGGATACCCTAACCGTAACGGTGGAAGTTACGAATAATAACGATTCCGAGGAATCAGGCACCATCACCCTAACCATCGATAATCTGGTTCGGGATGATCAGGATGTAACAGTGCCAGCGAACAGCACGGAAACAACCACACTGGCCTGGAATACTGCAGATGGCGATGCAGGGGATTATTCGGCCACCGTGAAATCTGGATTCGATTCAGCCAGCACCTCGATCACCGTTCAGGTTCGAAACGATGTTCCTGAAGGGGATTTCAGCGTGGATATATACGATACGAACAGCGCCGTGGCTGAAGGTGCCACTGCTATTATTAACGTGAATGTGGTGAATAACCTCGGTTCCGAACAGTCGGGGAATATCGTTCTGTTTATCGATGGGGAATACGTGGTGAACCGGGAAGTGGAAAACGTTCCGGGCGGTGCCACCTATCCGATCACGCTGAAGTGGCCTGATACGGAAAACCAGGTGGGAAGCCACACTGCACTGGTGGAATCTGGGACAAAATCAGATACGGCCACCATCGATGTGGAAGCGTATGGCGGGGAAATTTACAGATTAACGAATTCGGTGTATGATGAACAGCGTGGTGGTGGGGAAAACTGGGTGTATGTTGAAGATGTGCCAGATAACACCCGCCTGATCGAACTAACGATGTCGTTCCAGCAGGCTGGTGAATATATCAGCGGCCATGCTGGGATCGAACTGGCGATCAGAACCTCGGATCCGACTGGGGAAACCATTCAGCATGAAGTGAACGTTCCTGAAGGTGACGGCTGGGGGATGTCCGGGATCTGGGATGAAGGGTTTGAATCAGATGGGGCTTTGTATATGTCCACTGATGATGGCGATGGTGCGATAGGGCCACCGTAACCCCCGCTGAATCCAGCGTGATGCTGGTTTATGCGGTGAACTGCCGTGTTCATCGATAATGGCCATCGAAGCGTATCCTGTCGGATCGAACAGCGGCTTTTCCGAGGAATCGGCCATCGATTCCGAACGGGATCGGCTGATCAGCGGAAACGGTGGCCGGATGTCGGATCACATCGTGGATCCGTTCACTGGCGGGGATTTCGACATCACCACAAGTGGCAGCAGTTACGATGTGGATATAGCGGTGGGCGATGCGTTCCTGGGTGGCCATCTGGTTCGGAACGATGCAGCGATCACCCTAACCCTCGATGCATCCACAACGAACGAAATCTTCCTGGTGGTGTCTGATTCAGCCACCGGGAACGCGCAGGTGACTTACACCAGCGATGGAAGCACACCATCCGGCCAGTATGTACTGAAGATCTGGGAAGCCACCACCGATGGTTCTGGGGTGACTGGAACCACCGATTTCCGGGAATACGTTCCGTATCGGGATGATCAGGCGAACCGGAACATCACCGGCAGGAAATCAGGCACATCTGGAACCATAGCCATCGATACGGCTGGGATTAAGACAGTCTCGGTCACGTTCACGAATCCATATCAGAACGGTTGTGATTCAGCGGTGGCCCACTTGAACGCCATCGATGATACCAGCGTGGAATTCGGGTTCTGGCGTGTGGATCCCACCACCATTAGCAGCACTGGGTTCACCATCGAGGCATACATAACCACGGCAGCCGGTTCAGGCACAGCGGATTTTCGCTGGGAAGCATACGGGAAGTGATTACGATGAAGGATAACAGCACACCCGACATCCGGGAATTCAGCAGAACAGCCCGAAGGAACATCCTGAACGCACTGGGAATCAGCGGTGAAGATCCAGATCGCCCAGAACGCCCAGGCCATTTCCACGATGAAGTGGGAAGCCGGATGCAGGGAACGTTCACTTTTGAACTGATCGAGGCAGATACAGGTGAAGTGGTGCAGCAGGTGGAACAGAACACCGTGGTGAATGAAGGTGAAAATGAAATCCTTCGGTGGCTGGCTGGCCTGCCTCGATCCACCACCGGAATCACCTTCAGCGGTGATGGAACCACCACCGATTTCCAGTTACCATATCCGTATTTCCCCATCGAAACGGTGGACAGCGTAACGGTGGGTGGTAATAGCCAGTCTGCCCCAGCCGATTATGCGATGGATTACTGGAACGGACTGCTGCAGTTCGATTCAGCCCCATCATCGGGGACTGATAACATCAGCGTGGATGTCTCTTACGTGCAGCACCCGTTCCGCTGGCTGGCCGTGGGAACTGATGGAACCAGCGTATCCGAATCAGATACTAGCCTCGGCGCTGAAGATACCAGAATCGATTTGGATCCGAACACGAACGGTGGTGAATACACCCGTGATGGTTCAGCCGTGGAAATCACTGGCACCTGGCTGTTCGGAACTGGCCAGGCGAACGTATCCATCGCTGAAGCCGCATTATCCGGTATGCCCAGCAGTGCAGGGGCTTCGAAAACCTCGGATGATACGATTCTGAACAGAACAGTGGTGGATCCTACTATCGATAAAACCAGCAGCCAGGAACTGAAGGTAACGTGGACATTATCGATGTGAACCAGCGGCTGACCTAACTACTATGCCCAGCACCCAGGCGTATTCTGTTAATTGGACAGTCACCATCCAGCCGGAAGGGGATGTTTCCCAGGATGCAGCCGAAATAAAGATCATCCAGGAAGAAAACAAACCGAATTCAGCCACTGTAACCCTCGATACCAGCGAACGGCCACACGCACTGGAAGAACAGAAAGACATCAGCATCACCATCACGGATCAGAACAATACCGTAACGTTCGATGGATACACCGATTCCGTGAAGGATGATGAAGAAAACCCCATCGTAACGGTGGATGCACGGGAAGCCGATGGGCTGCTAAAGGATGCTACCGCAGCCGGATCCATCGATGAAGATAATCTGTTTCAGGTGATCGATGCAATAGTGGATACATCAGCCGGGAAGGTTCGGGAAATCACGTTCGATCCCTCGGATCTGGAATCCACATATGGCACGTTCGCTGGTTCTGTGGACTTCGGGGTAATAGACATCGCACACGTTCAAGAATTTAACGTATCGAACGATGAATTCAATCAGCACGAAACCGCTTCAAACGGGTATGAAGCGGAAATCCGCATCGATTCCTATGTGAACACCACCAGCGTAACCTATTCAGCCGACATCACCGGCCAGGATGATGATGGAAACACCGTAACGGCCAGCATCGATCTTCCCCCAGGTGACAGCGTGGAAGATGCGTATGGAACAGATACGTTCAAACTGGCACTATCGGGTGGAAACCAAAAATGGGTGCAGGTGGACAGCATCACAACCGATGTTTCCCCCGGCCAGTATGACATCGTATCCCTCGGGGGGCAGATCTTCAATTACGTAAAGACAGACTGGAACTTTTCGCTGGCGAACCTAACCAGTGTGGATGAAGCCGTTCGGCGTATCGTTTCGTATATCTCGGGCCTGGATGAAGCCCGTTCCTGGGAATACTATGTAAACGATTTCGATGAACTGGTGGTGCAGCCGGAATCCACGGCCAGCCCGGATCGATACCTGTTCCGCGAAGGTGATAACGTGCTGAAGCCAGCAGCGAACCGGGATCTGGATGGCGTTCGGAACTTCATAAAGGTGAACGGGTCAGGATCCGTAAACATCTGGGCCTGGGCGTATGATGGCGATCTGCAGTGGTCTTTAGATAACCCGTTCGAAACAGGGGAATACCCAGATGCAGGTGTGATATACGATTCCAGCCCAGCCCCCCAGAACGACATCGATCAGATCAACCTTCGGGCTGAATCCCTATCGAGTAACACCTTCACCAGCTTCAGCCAGGCGTTAGACATCGCCAAAGAAGCACTGGAACAGTTTCTTCGAACCCCAGTATCTGGCCAGGCCCCGGTTCCAGGCGTTCACCCAGCCGATCCAGGCGATGAAGCCGAAGTGTATTATCCCAGTCGGGGGATCCCATCGAAGGTGGCCAGTAATATCTTCCGCGTGAAATCAGTGGAATACAGCGTAACCCCCGAGGCAGCGAAAACGGCCATCGATTTCGGAACATCGAAACGGAACCTCGGGGATCTGATCGGCAGCGGTGGCAGCCTGATCAGGAACGACATCAGTAACAATATCCAGCAATTTAGTGATCGGTCTGGTGGCACTGCAGGCGGTGGCCAGGCCGGTGGCCTGCTGGTGGTGGGAACGCTTCAGTCTCGGAACGATGATGGCACCTGGGTGGTGGATGGGGAAGATGGGGAAACGTACAATAACGTTCGGGTGATCTAGATCAAGGCAGCCCAACCAGTTCCCTAAACCTTAATCACCCCGCCATCATACGCTGAACTGCCCAGGGGATCCAGGATCATCGCACACGGTGATCCGATGTCAGAGGCACAGATCCGAACCGGGTCTGAACCCCCCACCACCCCCATCGGATCCGCTGGGAAATCACCGTTCCACCAGGCCAGGTGAAACACACTGGCCCAGGGATCCCCTTTACTTTAGATCGGCCAGGCTGCCAGCCGTGGCGGTGCGTGCTGTGCTGGGCGCACACGTGTTGGTGCCTGGACCTGCTGATCGAAGAATCGCTTCAGCGGCTGCACAGCGGCTTCTACTGAATACCGACTGGCCTGTTACCATATTGTTAGGATGGTGTTAGGGTGTAAGGGTGGTATCCCTAACAACTAAGTACCCAGGGTGTGTGGGTATGGGTAGGAACAAACGGATCACATCCAGATATGACAGCCCCCCCACTGGGAACCAGGGGACACAATTCTGGTTCCCCGCTGTTCGTGGCCTGCCTCGGGGTGCAGCCCCCGGATCACGCACAGCGTTCGATAGGTGGCAGGCTTCGGAAGATCGGCCTGGCGTGCCGGGAACCCGCATCCACAACAGACAGCACCTAACTGAACGGTGCTGCTGGGTAGCAGAAACCACCGGGGCAGATTGATGGCCAGAACCTGGAACGGCAGTGCAGGCGGGCCGATGGAACGATGGGCCAGAACTGATGTCTCGGGGTGGAACGGAAACACCAGATCCTTACTGCTGTTCGAAGGCACCCCACGCTTTGATCGAACGGCAGTGCTACGGAAAGCCCCTGGCAGCAGGGGTGATTACGCACTGGATTCACCGGAATTCCACCACAGTCGTGTGCGACTGGGTGGAACGGTGCTGGCTGATCCCGCCAGGCGGTTCGGGATCCGGTGGCAGCCACGTTACGGCTGCATCGAGGAACGAACGATGGGAAACAAATACGACATCCGAACGAACCCGGAACAGTTTGCTGAATTCATCGAAGGCCACGCCGGATACAACCTAGTGGATGGCCAGAACGGAAAGCACCAGATGGTGGTGAAGGTCCACGATAATCATGTGGCCGAACACCTGGCTGAAATCCGATCACACGCTGAAGATGCAGGCTTCGAACTTCAGGGAATCCGCTGGGAAGATCGCTGGATGGAATTCAGTGCCAGGCCCTACTACCTGAACAGTGTGGCCCAGAAATACGAACAGGAAGGTGATGCGTGATGGTGTTCGCTGATAAGGTGATCGACAAAAGCGGTTCCCCAGATGTGTGGATCACCGAGGATCTGAATCAGGATCCAGATGATCGGGCAGCAGAATCGATTCGGGTGGTGTGGAAACAGATCAGGATGAACATCAACCTGGTTCGTGTGGTGGCCGTGGCCGTGGACCGCATCCAGGATGGATGCAAAAGCGGCAGATCCCACAACATCCCGGAAAGCGTCCCCGAGGATCACATCGAGGATCTGGATATGCAGGTGCAGCTAGATCTGATCGATACCAGCAGCAGCGAAACGCGGCTGGTGTTCCCCCAGTTCGACATCGAACGGAACGTGAACCCTGATCCAGTGAACCCCGAGGAAGCCAGGGAAGGTGATGCGTGATGCGGATAGAACACACGCATGATCCGAAGAACTTCGACACCAGCGTTCAGGCGCTGCTTTCGAAGGTTCAGGAACAACTGGGTTCTACCTGCCCCGAATGTAATCAACCCATCTACCAGGTTGTGGGATCCGGTGGTGATCTGTTCCTCGGGGGTCCGAAAGATGAAGCCTATGTGAAGGTGCAGCATCGTGGCGGATCCAGCACCTGCTGGTTCACCTTCGAATTGGACTGGCACAGTGAACACGATGCGCACGCTGATACTGAACTGGAAGGGACTGGGAAGGTGGATCAGTGATGTCGGTGAAGTTCACCTGCCCCGACTGTGGGGAAGAACATCAACCCGGATCCGAGGAACGAATCGGTGAACCCAGCCTAACAGTCGCCAGGCGATCCACTGGATTCAGTGGGAACATCACCAGCCTGAACGACATGAACGGCAGTTTTGCCTATCTGGTGGAACTGCCGTGTGGCTGCCGGATCATCACGGTGAACTGATGCATCCCTTCCACACCGAGGAAGTTGATGGCGTGGAAGTGGCCGGTGTGCTGTTCGATGCGAAATCCGGCCAGTTCTATGAATTTCAGTCACCCAATGATCACGACGACTGGGAACGCTTCGAAGATCCTCGAACTGGCGACGTGATCACGAATGATTCGAAGATCGAACGGATGATGTCGGACATCCTTCGGGGCCAGCCCCGTGCCACCGTTCCCGCTGAACAGTGGGCTGATTTCCGGGAAGATTACACTGGGGCTGATCGGATGAAGTTCGATCAGTGGAAATCTGACTGGGAACGCATGGCCGAAGATGATCCACGGTTCGAAGGTTCAGCGAACGCCTGAAACCGATCCCCCGGCTTCGAACCCACGCTTTTTCATCGGATTTCCACCGAGGAACACCCCGTGTGCGGGGGTTCCTGGTGGAACGGTGATGGCCGATCCTGCCACATCAGGATCCGTTCGCACCCACGTAACGGATGCACTGAAACGATGCAGAACCGAAGTGGCTACCACGGCAAATACGTGGCACGATGGAAGAACAGTAAGATGAACAGCGGCTTTGATGCGCGGCTGGTGCTGGAACAGCGGCAGGGTGTTCACGATGTCTGAAGATCGGAACATCACGATGCACTGCCACGCTGAACTGGATGAAACGAACGAACACGGGAACCCGAAAACGTGCAGCACCGAATTAACCGAGGCAGAACACGGCCAGTTCGTGAAATCCCCTCGGGGTGAAGATCGGTTCGGGACCCGGCTGGAAGATCGCTTCCAGATGGGTTGCATCCGGCTTACCTGCCCCGACTGTGGCACTGTCCACTACGTGTGTAATATGTGCCACGATGCAGATGGTGCGAACGGCTGGCATCGAGGGGATAGCACCGAGAAGATGATGGCGTGTGATAACTGTAACCAGAAAGAAGCCGCCAGACAGCGGCAGGATCCCCATTTCTAACGATGAACGACATAGCGAACCACATCCAGCAGATGGATGAACAGGAACTGTGGGATCAACTGGGCCAGCGAATCCAGCAGGAACACGGTGGCACCGAGGAAGGCGAAACAGTGCTGATCACCCTAACGATCAGCCAGGAACTGTTCGATCACGGTGCTGGCCTGGATCAGTGCATCAGCACCGGAATCACGTGGGGTGTTGATCAGGTTGAAGCATCCAGGGAAAAACTGGAATCGGCCAGCGATGCGATTCTGGGATTCCCGAACGATGGCGTGATCTACCTCGATCAGATCCGTGAAGAACTGGTTCGAACCCTCGGGGATGATCATTCCCCGAATGGTGATCACGGTGGTTGAAGCCACCTTTCAAACCCCGCGTATCGAGGCAGAACGGGATCAGCAGGATCACGTTCACATCGATAAGATACGTAGGGGAAGCGTTTCACTGGATCCAGATCAGGCAGTGCAGGTGGCAGCGTTCATCCTGGCCACGAACCCGATGCGGGACCCAGGAACCTGCCAGATCTGTGGCCATCAGAAAGATTCGATTCTGTCGGTGGATCGATGATGGGGCCTGAAATCCAGAACTGCCGTGGCTGTGATCGGCTGGTGAATCGAATCGTGAACCCGGATCACTGCCCGTTCTGCCAGCGGGAATTCAGGCGGGGGTTCGTGATCGCTGGCCCCTGATCTAGATCGAAGCGATATTTTCCCAACCGGAAATCCACCAGGTGGGTCCCCCCGCCTGGTGGGACGGTTCGGCGTGGTGGCTGCCGACATCGAGGCACCAGAACAGATGCAGGAACACGGCTGGCCACCCGGCAGTGGCTACTATCGAGGTTCGAACGATGGCGAACAAAGAAATCAACCCCGACACCTGGGATGAATTTTCCCAGGCTGATGGCGATGTGGAAACGATTCCGAACAAAGAACGTGGGTGTGGCTACCTGAAGGCCGGGAACGCATACATCCGATGCGACCCCCAGGCGTTCAGCAGCGGTGGCACGCTGCCTGGGTTCGTGGTGTTCACCGATCAGAACGGTGATCTGCACCCGATTCCCTACAAAGAGAGTCTGCCCCGTGGATACGAATCGCTGAACGGATCGAACTTCCTGGCTGCCGTGGAAGTGGAACGAAACATCCGGTGCCTGTACCCTGGTGATCCTGATTCGACAGAAACCCACCAGGAAGCCCACCGGGATGCGTTAGAAAACCAGGTGGAAGCTGGCCTGTATCCAGATGTGGGTTCGGTGCCTTCCTCGGAACTATCGAGGCACCTGGATCGGATGGCCCACGATGGCTTCGAAGATCGGGAACACTGGGGTGCGATCACCCCGGCGAACGGCCAGGATCTGCTGATGCGTGTGGGGAAATCCTACTATGAAGAACCGTGGGATTTCATCGATGAAACGCTGGAACTGGGGCTGAACAAGGGGATCAGCGTTCACAGTAACAAGGCCCCACCGAGGATTCAGCCGGGCCGAACGCGGGTGTGGCTGATCCACCCCCACGCCTGTGGTGAAGATATGCCTGGTGTGGTCGGGTTCTGTTACCTAACCCGAACGATCTTCACCCGAGACAAAGACGGAAACGTTCCCGAATACGCCCAGGATTACGCCGATGCTGGGAAGTGCGACATCGTGGACATCGGCCAGCCCGAACCCCTCGATGAAGATGAAGGCCGGGATTACGATGATATAGCAGAACAGCACCAGGGGCTGGATTCCTTCGAATACGGTGATGATCCCGAGGAAGCCGATGGCGGGATCAGTGAAGGCCGACAGGCCGATTCAGCTGAAACGGTGGAATTGGACGGTGATGCTGAAATCGAGGATGTCACCACCAGGGGTGATGTCGTGCCACCCCAGCAGATCGAGGAAATGCAGAAAGCAGAACTGTCCGATCTGTCGAACGAAAACTGGATCCCGGTGAACGCACCCCCCGAGGAATACGATGGGGTTCACGGATCGGGGAACCTGCTGGCCATCGTGGATGGCCGGAAGGTGACTGCATCGAATAACTTCACCTGGGATTCCGAGGAACAGCACGGATCTTCCGTGGTGGGGCCATACACCGTGGAAGTTCGGGAACAGAATGGTGATCGGATGCTGCTGGTGGAACAGTAACGATGTCGGAAGAACTGAACGACTGGCTGGCTGATTCCGACATCGAGGGGCTGAACTACATCACGCTGGGTTCGGAAACCACCGATGAACTGGGGCTGGCCACAGTCTCGATCACTACCCAGGCGGGGATTCATCAGGAAACCGTTCGAACGGAAACGTTCGATCAGGTGCAGGTTATGGAACTGGCGGGGGCCACCGTGGTGATCGGGAAGGAAGCCATCCGTGCTGAAGGTGCTGGCCACCTGGTTCCCACCAGGATCATCCCCTGGGGGCAGGTGCTGAATATCGATTTGCCGATGGATGATGGCCGACTGGAAGCCGGTGATGCGGAACTGATCGGGGTGAACGCCGATGGGGAATAACCTGCCCCCCGGCTGTTCAGTCTCGGATCTGCCTGGCAGCCAGCCACAGCCGGATCCCGAAGAACCTGAACGGTGCAGGCACTGTGGAACAGAACTTCCTGATGAACGCCATCAGGACCTGGCTGCCTGCCCACAGCAGCACGCTGAAGAACTGTCGGATCGGGCCTGGGAAGGCCACCGTGAACGACAGCTAGAAAAACTGGGCGTGGACCCTGATCAGCTATGACATCTTCACCCGATCATGAAGAAATCCAGATGAAGATCATCTGGGAAGCGGGGCTGGTTCACGATGTGCTGGATGCACTGAACTGCCTGGTATCGGAAGCCAGGTTCCAGTTCCTCGATGGCCTGATCCGTGTGTGGGTGATCGATCCAGCGAACGTGGCAGGTACGTTCATCGATCTAGATCCCGAGGAAAACGAACGGATCCAGTATTACGCTGTGCAGCCGGACGGCCTTCGGATGGGTCTGAACACCCAGAAACTGGATGAAGTGATGGGATACGCTGATGCTGATGTTCCCGTGCAGTTCGAATTCGGGATGAAGCATAACTGGGCGTTTAACATCACCACCGGCCAGGTGGATGTGGATATGGGTGGGATCGATCCTGATTCTGTTCGGCAGGATCCTGATCATCCGAGGCTGGAAGATGAACTGCCTGCTGGCTGGATCATTGATGGATCCACGCTGAAGGATGCGGTGGACCTGAACGATATGTTCAGCGATCACACCTCTATCAGCGTGGAAGATCACAGCGTGAACTGGGTCGCATCGGGGGATACGGATTCAGGCACGTATAGTCTCGATGAATCCGATGGGGAAGTGGAATTCACGAAACATCCCGATGAAGCCGTGGAATCGATGTTCAGCCTGGATTACTTCAGCGACATTTCGAAGGTGCTGAAGGGGTACGATGAAATCCAGGTGTATTCCGGCCAGGATTTCCCAGTGATGCTGAAAACATCACTGTTCGATATGATGCTGGCCCCACGCATCGATAACACGAAATAGGGATGGGAAATGATCTAGATCGGCAGATCGAGGATCACGAACACGCCTGGCAGCAGGTGGATACCATTCCCTGGGAAACACAGTTCCCTGATCTGAACGAACGGTTCCACACGGTGGTGTATCGGTGTGGTTCGGATCAGTGCGATGCGAAACGCTGGGCCAGGGAAGAACGGGATCAGACCCAGGCCACCGACTGGTTGTAACTATGGGATCTGATCAGAAACACTATTCAGCCAGATCGAAGCACACAAAACGATTCTGGGCAGAACGAGATAAAGAAGATTACACCTGCCCCTGCTGTGGCCGTGGCCATGATGAAGTGGATCAGTTCGAAGTTCACCACATCGATGGCGATCCTACTAACGGGGATGAATCGAACCTGAAGGCACTGTGCAGGCGGTGCCACTACCAGGAAAACGGCAGGGAACCACCCCGTTCCCTCGATCAATGGAAGGCTGATTTCAGCGAAGAACTGATGCAGTAGCCTTCTACCAGGATAGATAAAGCGACATACGGTTTATAAACCGGATTTCCACCACGGCCAGCAGCAGTGGCCGGGTGGAACGGTTCTGGCTGGCACCGCCAGTAAACGGTGCTGATACGGTGATAAACCGTGTTCGAAGGCAAAGAACAGGCACTGGCACACCGTGATGCAGTGCTGGAAGTGCTGGTAGATCAGATCGATTCAGATCCAACAGAACAGCCCTTCCAGATCCATCCGGTTCTGGATGGTGCTGTGGTGAAGGTGGCCGATGCGGATGAACGCACAGTGCAGGAAACGTTCGAAGATGCAGGCTTCCCCGTGGAAGTGGTCGGGGAAGGGCCAGATGGCGACTGGTTCGAAATGAAAGTGAAGCCAAAAAATGACTGACGAAACAGAACACGTGAAGCGAACGGATGAAGGTGCATCGATCCAGGCTGAAATCACCCGAGGAACGGGAACCCGCGATCAGGAAAAATGGCGGATCAAAGGGAAAGGTGAAACGGCAGTTCAGGCCATCGAGGAATTCAGGCAGTCGTATCAGGCTGTGGTCGGTGAAAACCCGACCGAACCGCTGGCAGAAAACGCCCGGCAGTTCGATCCACAGCGAACCGAGAAAGATACAGGTGATGAAGATGGCGACTGAACAGCCCGAATTGGGTTCCATCGAACTTCAGGATGGGATCGAAGTGGATGTGGCTGAAGATCCGGCTGGATCCACGATGTATGCAGTGGGTGCCACTGTCTCGGTGGATGAAACGGTTTCCACGGGTGATTACGAATCGTTCGAACCATACGCATCCGTCCGGGTTCAGTTCCGGCCAGTGCTTCGGCTGGCTTCAGATCAGCACGAACAGGCCCTTCGGCAGAAACTGCTGAACCTGCATCGGAACGTGAACGGGGAAGTGCAGCAGATGATCAGTAACCGGCTGTCTGAACCAGGGTTCGAAAACTGGGACGCAACAGCGGAACAGGTGGGTAATCTGGATGAAGCCTGAAGAACCCCCTTCCCCGGATGAATATGGGACAGATACCGAGGTTCCCACAGCCACGCCGGATGATACGCTGGTGGTGGAAGATGGGGAACTGATCCTGCCGGATTACCTGGTGGGGTACATCGGCCAATTCACTATCAGAACCCCGAGCGTAACAGGTGAAATGGAAACTACTGAACACGGCCCGGGTGAAACTTCGGGCGTTCTGGGTGCCGTTCCTGAAGGCGGCGATCATCACGCTGATCTAGAAGCTGGGATGATGGCTATCGAGACTGAAGAACATCCAGAAAAGGTGTTTAGGATCGAGGAAGGTGATTCAAATGAAGCCTGATGATCTGACTGAATCCCAGTTAGAACAGATCCTAAACAGCAAAATCGTGCAGAAATACGTGGCGTATCGATCCCTAACCGATGGGATTCAGGCCCTGAAGGATGATGGGGCGATGTTCGATACGTTCGTGGATGGTGTTCATCGGCGTGAAGGGGTTTCCCGGCTGTCTCGGGATACTGTCGTGGATGTGGTCAATGCGATGGTGGATGAAGTGGAGGATAACACGGAATTCATCGAGGCAGCCGATGAAGAAACCACCCAGATGATCGAGGATCTGGCCGATTCCGAGGAACGGGATCAGTGATGGTGGGGGTGCAGATCGCACTGTATTCCCTGGGCCTGTTTGGGGCCTTCCTGCTGGGAACGTTCTTCGGGATGGCGGTGCAGCGTATGGCCTACCAGGATTCGAACGAACCCGAGGAAGATCTAACCGACTGGGATGGTGATCAGCAGTGAATCCCCCGGATGGCGATACCGAGGATTCACCGGGTGAACTGTCTAAAGAACAGATCGAAGCCTGGATGGAAGGTGCTGAACTGTTACGGTTCACGCCAGGCACCGAGGAACACGCCGGGAACGTGATGGCGGTGTTCGAAACCCCGAATGCACCATATCTAGGTATCGGAATCACGTTCGATAATTCCAGCAGTTACCCTAATGATCTGACCGGGATGCGGTTCGGTGGCCTGGTGATCGAGGAACCCGAACTTCGGATGCAGTTCCACGACATCCCAGATAATCTTCCCAAACGGGAATCGGATCGAACCGTTCAGCTAGAATCGGGATACCGGGTTACAGGCGGTGATGCAGCGATATACCTGGATGGCCACGGTGAAAGACAGATCGCCATCAGGAACACCGATTCCCTCGGTATCTATGAAGTGGAACCGGAACAGGGTGATTCCTGATGCTGGCTGTATGCCCCGCCTGTAACAGCGTGGTTGAAACTAAGGAAGCAGAACCCACGGTTTCGAACCATAATAGCAGCAGGCACGATGGCGATGAAGTGGCCCAGGTGATCGATGAACCCCCGGTGGATTCCGAGACAGTGAACGAACTGGTGGATGCATCGAGGGAATTCAGCAGGGAACAGCACGAACGGTTCATCCGAACCGCGATGGATGATCCCCGGTTCGAAGTGATGAACGGTGATCAGTGATGCTGTGGTTCGCTGCCACCGTGATCCTGGGGCTGCTGGCACTGCTGTTCATCGTGAATGGCCTTCGGGCTGCACTGATCGATGAAATGCTGGTGGGTGCTGTGCTGGCCATCGGTGCATACTTCACAGCAGTTCAGGCTGGCCTAATCCAGCCGGTGGTGTAGGATGGCCAGGAACCCCCCTTACAGCCTCGATGATCGAACCATCGAGGATCTGAATGGGATCGATCTGGCTGTGGAAGTGGGTGAACTGTTCACCACCTGCCAGTGCGACACCACCGAACTGATGCGGCCAGCCCCGAAGCCGTGGGACCCAGATCCCGACTGGCCGGGTGATGTCCCCGAGGATCCAGATGTGGCCGAACCCACCATCATCAGCGGCCACGATAAATGGGACCTGATGCAGTGCAGAACGTGTGGGGCCATATTCTGGCGTCATAACGTGAAGGCAGATTACGGGGATCCACGGATGGATCACAGATAACACGATACAGATGAACGAAAACGACAGAATCAGCGGCGAACAGGGAAGTATCAAACCGGAAGCCACCATCACCGACATCGTTCGGAAGGTGGCGAAGAACCGAGAAACGAACGAACAGGCCCCGATGCGTGCAGCAGCGAATGGTGCCTTAGTTCGCTGGCTGAAGGAAGTGGAATCCAGCGACATCGAGGAAGATCAGCGGTGGCTGGAAGTGGCACTGGAAACCCACGGGTTCGATTCCGTGAACGAACTGGTGAATGCGATGTTCGAAGCCGATGAACCCGTGATGGCCGGGGCCAGAAAGGATCTAGCTGAAGCCGATCTAGATCCCGAGGAACTGGAACTGGATAGTGAAGCCACGTTCGAACTTCAGGCACCCGAGGAAAATCTGGGTGATCAGGATGGAACTTGAAGGGGGATACACCTGCACCACGTGTGGGAATCCGCTGAACATCCTGGGAATCATCGATCACGACTGTGATCAGATCCTGGATGCAGCCGATCTATCGAGGGGTGAACGGAACACCCTGCTGTATGTGGAATCCAGGCTGGTGGATGATGGTGGTGAACTGGATCTGGAACAGATGAACTACCATGATCAGCAGAACCTGAAACTGTTCGGGGCTGCTGGGATCCTCGATGCGGAAGAAACCCACCCGATGGTGGACCACGGCGGGATGGAAGTGCTGAAGTTCACGGATCGGGCTTGGGATCTGGTGCGTGATTCCAGGCAGATGCGTGCTGCCCAACACGTCGAGGATCCAGCCGTGGAACTGGGCGATGTGCCTGGTGGTGATGATGGCGGGTGATCGGGCTGATCACGCCAGGCAGTTCCTGGCGGGCCTGATACTGGCTGTGACAGCGGGAACGGCCACCATCTGGTGGTTCACCGGCTTCTACCTGGCGATGGCTTACGCTGCCGGTGCAGCCACAGTGATCATGTTCGCTAAGGTGGCCCCATCGTATCGGCCTGAAACCGAACCGGATTCAGAACAGAACCCAGGGTTCCACTAAGATGGCTGGTGATGGAAGCGTTCTTTCGGAACTTCGGCAGATCATCGAGGGGAAGCCTCGATGCGGGATCACCGACTCGATCAGACACCGTGGATCTGGGAATAAACTGATCGGCTTCCGTGGTGTGCTTCAGGTGAATCCCGAGGAACGGCAGCAGTTCGTGTTCACGGGCTTCAGTTACCTGCCCGATGAACCGGAAACCATCGGCGTGATGCAGAAACTGGTGAAGATGGCAGCAGATCAGGACCGCCTGATTCTGGTTTACTACCAGGATCACCCGTTCTACCGTTCGATGGTGTTCCACCCCACTGCATACGAACGGGTCGGGGAACCCGAGACTAAGGCAGCCGAACGCCAGAAACGCGGTGAACGCTGGCTGAACCTGCCCCGGCAGTATTCCTGTTCGCTTCGGGAACTGGCGGATCGGGAAGCCGAACCCCGAACCGAGGAACTGCCACGTGGCACAGATGGTGGCCAGGGGTGGTTCGATGCCTGATTACGGACCCCCCGAAATATCGATCCTCGATCCTGGCGATGATGTGAAGGCGTATTATCGTTCGTCCCGATCCGGGAATGAAGTATCCAGGAAGGGAACGGTGGCCTTCATTACCGTGGTGGATGAAACTGAATTCACCTGGGTCCGAACCGATAATCCAGAACCCCTGAAACATCAGTATATCATCCTTTACGAAACGGAAACGGATGATGGCGAACCAGTGGTTTTGGTAACATCAGCCACCGTTTCAGCGGAAGAACCGAACGATGGCGATCCGGTGAAGCCAGGGGAACACTATGCCATCCAGTTCAGCATCGCCAGGAAAAGCCACCTGGGTGTGTGCTTTCGGGTGATGAAAGACGGGGTGAATATCAATGTCGAATTATAGCGAACGGAAACTTCAGCAGGCACTGCATCAGGCTGAATTCTACACCCAGAAAGCCCCATCCAGCGGCCACGGAATCCTGGATGAAGAAACCGAGGAATACATCGATCAGGCCGACATCGTGGCCCTTCGGGATGATCCGGTGATCAGCCAGTATGAAGGCCACCACACCCAGGTGCTGATCATCGAGGAAAAACACCGGAAGCCACCCACCTGCCAGATTCTCGATGAAGAAAAACAGCAGTGCGAACGGATCCGAGACATCACGGGTGGCCGGGTGCTGTTCGCTGTATCGTGGAAGAACTACCAGGGTGGCCACCAGTTCTTCAGCCTCGATGATCTGGTGGACACCGGCCAGCACTGGAAAATCACCCAGGAAATGAACGGGATGGTGATAAAAGATGGTTCATTACACAACCCCTGATATGGGTTACATCACAGCCATCCTGAAATGCCTGCTGTTCGGGTTCATCGGGCTGGTTTCAGTGTTGATGATCGGTGTGGCGATGATGGCATATCCACAGCCTGAATCAGCCTGGTTCTTCATCACTGGCGTGGCCTGCCTGCTGATGGTGGCCAGTGCGTGGATCATCGGGCCGATCCCCCCACGATGGCCATAATAATGTCGGCAGAACCCGACCCCGACCTGATCCAGAACTGGCAGCACGTTATCGATGCCTGGGATCTGGCCGCATCCGAGGAACACCGCCAGGTGACTGAATCCGTGGTGATCCTGAACGGGAATCCCACCGGATTTCAGGACGTGAAAGACGGGCCAGCGATCTATGTGGGCAGGCGGAACGCCCACTATGATCTAGACCGATCACCACTGGCGAACCCGCATCCTGTTTCCGAACACGCCAGGAAGGACAGCCTGCTGAAATACGCTGATACGCTGATCGAGGCAGTGCAGGAATCCGAGGAAATGCAGGATGCAGTGCTGAACTGTTACGGAAAGCCCATCGCCTGCTGGTGCCTCCCGAAACTGTGCCACGCCCACGTGATCAGCCTGTACCTGGTGTATCGGCTGCACGCCGGGATGGATCCCATCGAGGCAGGCGAACACATCCAGAAACGGATCCAGAACCGCATCGATCACCTGATCACGAACGGTGAAGCAAACCCAGCGGATTATTACTAATGAACGACACAAACCTTCCCCCTGGAACGGGGGAAATGGGCGGAATCAGTGAACGGCTTCAGGAATACAATCAGAAAGTGCAGGAACAGGCGTTCCTGCTGGGATACCGGAACGGCTTCCGTGAAGGTGATCTGGTGCAAGGGCTGCTGGCCTGGGTGCGTGAACAGCAGGCCGAACCCGACATCAGCCAGGACCGCCTGGATACGCTTCGGGATGTGGAACACTTTCTGGCTTCGAACGGTGCGTTCATCCAGGAAGATCAGGAAGTAACGCACCCGCCTGGCCTGATTACATACCTCGATGCACAGCAGTTCACGCCGTTCGTGCAGGTGGCAGGCGAACGGATCCACATCGATGATCTGGATTTCACCTGGGATCCTGCCCCACCAGCCCCCGAAGGCCGGTATGAAGCGTTCGAACCCCAGGCCGAACTGGGGGAAATCACCATCGAAGCCACGCTGGAACTGCCTGAAGATTCCGAGGAACGCCAGAAACTGATGGAATTCCTGGAAGGGGGCAGGTGATCTGGCGTGGTGGAACGTTCACCCGACATCCCACCGGAACGCATCCCGACAGATGTGCATCTGGCCGTGGCCGAAGCGACAGAACAGATCGAGGAACTGGGCCACGCTGTCACCCAGCTTCACGTGGAATCATATAATCGTGATCACTACATCGTGAACCTCGAACTTACCACCGTGGAAGGCCCCATCGGATCCCCAGAATATGCCCAGGAACGGCTGAAAGGCATCACTGAAGAATCCACGAAACACGCCGATAAACTGGTTGTATCGGTTCAGGAAGGCCCAGATGTCACCGCTGAAGCGGTGCTCTGGGAATTGGAAGCGATAATCCGTGTGGACCCCGAGGAAAGTAACTGGTGACAAACCAGCGTGATGATGGTTCATAATCTATGCCACAGCATCCCAGGGTGTATCGTGCAGCGAACGATGTTACCCCACCCAAACCCCTGAACGGTGGTGATCGATCCTCTAATCCCCACCACATCCACGGCTGTCGGAACGCGGGAAGGTATCGGTACGACGAACACCAGGCGAACGCCAGGCGGGATCAGTGTCGGAATCCAGGCTGGAAACGGGCCTGCCTGGGGCTGCCGGTTCGTCCCCGGCAGTGTTGTAGGGCCTTAGTTGCGTCCGGGGAAGCCGGGGTGTTCCCGGCCAGATCCCCATCGAGGGGTGTTTTCGGTGATGGCTGATCCTGAACAGCAGCGTGGCTTCGATCCAAAACAGTGGCCAGGCGAACTGTCCACCGGATCGAAGCAAAACGGAAACGATGCTGAACAGTGGGTTCGTGATCACTACGATCTAGATCCCCAGGATTCAGACTTCTGCCCGGAATCAGCCCACGATGCAGTAGACCCCCGAACGAACACCCCCATCGAAGTGAAATCCTGCCAGATCCGATACAACGGGGACGGCAGCCGTGGCCGGTTCCAGATCTGGGATTACGCCCATCAGGATCTACTGGCGAACGATGGCGGATACATCTTCATCGTTCACGAACCCCACACCGAGGGATTCCACGTGTACCTGCATCGGCCACTGTCGGCTGAAGCCGTGGATGAACTGATCGGGAACTGGCACCCCATCAATCACAGCCTTCGGCCACCCGATGCAGTACGCACCGAAGTGTGCCAGTCGGCTGTATTCACGAACATCCAGATCGAACGCATCGAACCCCACAGCGGAAGTGGCGAACCAGATGGAAGCGATCCTGATACGGATACTGGGGAAGCCCCCCAGGTGGAACGTATGGAAGAAACACTTCAATCGATCCGAGACATCGAGGCACAGCACGATGATGAAATGGCACCGGAAGGTGCAGTGATCCAGCGGGCAGTAGAAGCCACTGGATCCGACCCAGAAACCATCCAGCACCACATCGAGGTGTTGAAGAAACGCGGTGAAATCTACTGCCCCAGGGAAGGCCACTTCAGGGTGACATAGTG